CTTTAAAGAAAATGAAGATAATATTCCTAATTTTATAAAGTATTTATGGGATGATATTTTATCAAATCATCCTAGTACAAAAAATATATTCTTAAAAGGCAAAGGTTTTGATATTCAACACAAAACAACCTATAAAAAATTAATTGATAAATTAAACTCATTTGACTTATCTCAAACTGAATATGATGTTTTAGGTAATGCTTATGAGGAAGTTATTCAAGATATTATGACAGGTAAAATATTGGGACAATTCTTTACCCAACCATTAGTTAAAAAAATGATGGTTAAATTAATCAATCCACAAATATATCCAGATGGAAAAATAGATACTTGCGGAGACCCTACTATGGGAACTGGTGGTTTCTTAATTACCTATTTACAATACATTTTACATCAAGCAACTTCTAAAAATATTAAACCTGATTGGGATTTTATCAAAACATCCGGGTTATATGGTAAAGAATTAGAATCTGATACATATCAACTAGCGGTTGCAAATATGTTAATATCCTCAGGTCATATGTTTGAAAAATTAGACAGAGGTGATAGTATTCGTATTCCTATAACAAGAAAGTTTGATAATATTCTTGCAAATCCACCATTTGGAATTAAGGGATTAAAATATGATGATTTTCAAAGTCCATTAAAAAGTGAATATGTTCCAATTAAAACAGATAATGCAGTTTCATTGTTTATTCAAGCAATTATTTATATGTTGAAGATTAATGGTAAATGTGCGGTTGTATTGCCTGACGGACAAGATTTATTTTCAAAAACAAATACAACATTAGTTACGATTAGAGAATATCTTATGAAAACTTGCGATTTAAAAGAAATTATATATTTACCATCGGGTATATTTACATACACATCAATTAAAACTTGTGTGTTTTACTTTGTGAAAAAGAGAGAAGGAACTGATGTTTTAGAAACACACATTAAAATATCCAAAACTCAAAAAGAAATTGGTCGAGATTACAAATTTTCAAAAACACATATCACAACCAAAGTCAAGTTTTATGATTATAATCCTTATGAAGATGTTAAAAATTTATTGGTTGAAGTTCCTATTGATAAAATCGTCAGTAATTCATATTCACTTAATTATACTGAATATATGAAAGATGAAACCGAAGAAGTACAATATGAAGGTGTTGTTGTAAAAACACTTGATGAAGTTTGTAAGTTCCTATCTAAAAGTAAAAAACAAGCATCTTATGGTGAAAAACAAGGTCAATATCCATTTTATACATCATCTCAAACTTGTAGTAAATATTGTGATGAATATGATTACGAAGATGAATGTTTAATTATAGGAACAGGTGGAAATGCTAATATTAAATATAGTAGTAAGTTTTCTTGTTCTACTGATAATTTTATAATTAAAATCAATCCAGGACAATTAGTAAAATATGTATATTATTATCTTTCAATTAATATTGAAGTATTACAAAAAGGTTTTGTAGGTGTAGGATTACAACATATTTCAAAAGAATACATTTGTAATATAAAAATCCCAATCCCATCACTTGAACGCCAACAAGAAATCATAAAATATTTAGATTTCATATATGAAAAAGCAAATAAAACAAGTAGTGAAAAAATTGCGGAATTGAAGCAATTGAATAAGTTTTGTTTGAGTAACCAAAAAATATTTGGTGAGAATGTTGTGAAAACACTTGGAAAAGTTTGTAAAGTTAATCAAGGAACTTATATAAAATCTGATATGAAAATACAAGGTGAATATCCAGTTTATGGTGGTGGAAATGCAAGTTATTATATTAATCAATACAACAGAGAAGATGATATAATTGTAGCAAAAGATGGTGTATCTGCTGATTGTGTAAGATATGAAAAAAATAAGTTCTTCTTAAATCATCATGGATGGACTTTAATTTGTAAAGAGCAAATAATTAAAAAATATATGTTCTATTATTTAGAATTAATTCAACCAGAATTATTAAGTATAGCAAAAGGAACCGCACAACTTGGAATTAATCAAGAAAACTTCTATAAATTAAAAATTCCAGTTCCTTCAATTGAACGCCAACAAGAAATTGTTGAGTATTGTGAATATAATAATACACTCATCAAACAATTAGAAAAAGAAATTGAAAATAATAAAAAACAAGCACAACAATTTATTACAGGTATTGTAAAAATACAAGTTCAAATAGAAGAACAAGATGATACAAGTTCAGTAAATACTGAACCTATCGATGATGTTCAAAATGAAATAGTATCTGTTGAAAAAGTTATTATTAAACCAACACTAAAGGTTAAAAAAGTCAAAAAACCTCTTGTTAATGACTTATAATTATTAATATTCATTTATTATGAGATAATTTTAATATAAATATAATTAATTATAATTTTTTTATTCCACATTTTTATATCATATAATATAATTATTATATAATATAATACCTACTTATAAAAGACTAAACATCGGAATAAGTGTATAAAATATTCAAATGTTTGATAAATAAATATAATAATATATTATATGCTGTTCTATTATCAACTTAATTAAAAATTATTTTAGTATATTAAAGTCAAGATTACAAAAATTAGATGGATTAACACACAAAAAATTAAAAAAAAATATAGAAAAAGTTATAAAAAATATTCCAAACAAAAAATATGAAAATATATTTAACGGATCATATAATAGAACAAATAAATATGTAAACCATCAAATATAACGCAAAAACTAAAAAAAAAATTACCTGCCTTAAATAACCATTTAAATATGCAAATGTGTAAAAACTTATAAAAAAATTGATTAAAATAAATTTAAAAATATAATATTATAATAATAATAATAATGAACTTTAAAAATTTAAAAAATGATATGAATAATTCAGACATTGATAGTAAATTTATAAAACATCATAAATCTACTAATCGTAAATCAACTGATAGTAAATCTCCTGATAGTAAATCTCCTAATAGTAAATCTCATGATAGTAAATTAGCTGATAGTAAATCTCATGATAGTAAATTAGCTGATAGTAAATCTCCTGATAGTAAATTAGCTGATAGTAAATCTCATGATAGTAAATCTCCTGATAGTAAATCTATAAAACATATTATCCATCCTTGTAATAGTAGTGGTGATATAATTTGGATGCAAACACCATATCCTTATATTGATTCTCATGATACCAATGTAAATCATGGTTCATTAATTGTAAATACTGATTTAAATCATGAATCATTTTTAAATAATTTATTAAATATTTTTAATTGTTTTTCAATTTGCAATTGTCCTGAAATTAGTCGCCCCAATTGCAATTGTCATGGATTATAATTTTTTTTAGTATTTATTAATTATTAATATTATATATATAAATTATATAAGTTAAATTATAATAAAATTATTTGATAATAATTTAACTTATATAATAGTATAATATGGAGTTAAATTATAAATATTATAAAAAATATTTAAAATATAAACAAAAATATATAAATGTTTCACAATATCCTCAAAATATTGTACAACTTTCAGAGAAAGTAATAGAATCCCCCGATGGGATTGTACAACTTGGTGGTAATATATCATTGTGGGGATATATTCAAAATATATTAAGTAATATATCTGTTAAAGATAAAATTGTTGCAAATACTATATTAGCTTCATTGGGAATATCATTCGATAATTTATCTTATAAAAATTATCCTAATAAAGACGAAGGAACTTTAATATCAAGACGAACTGAATTTATTAAATTGTTACAAATGTGGAAAAATAACAATTTAAAAACACATACTGCATTAATTTTAGATATGTATAAAAATGATTTAGATATTATTAAAATTAAAGTTTTTGAATTAATTAAAATTAATAATAATATTGTATTTAATAAACACGAAATCTGTTCTTGGATAAAAACTAAAGTTTTTTATGATAGTGAAAATGAATTATTATCTTATTTAAGAAATTTTTATAATGATATATTCCAGTATTGTGATAATGAAATAATTATAAATGTACTAATAACTTGGTTAAAAAATATTTATAATAATTTAAATAATAATAAAAAATCTGATATACTTAATGAGTATTCAAAATTTTGCATATTGATAATATTATTTTCATATTCAAATATTAGTATTATTGATAGTTTTAATAAAAATAGATTATCTAAAATTATATATAAAATTATAAATTTTTATCAAGATTTTATAAATTTAAAAAAAAATAAATAATTATATTATAGATTTAGACATATATAGTATTTTTAAATAAATAATTAACGTAAAGCAGATGTTACTGTTCCTGTTATCGGTACTGTTAATGATGGATTTATTACATCTAATTTATCATCTCCAAAATAAAATAATATATTACTATTATAAGGTTTTGTAGGAGTTAATAATGTTGGTGGTGTAAAAGTTACTCCAGGATTTGTATAAACTGCTGCATTTATTATTTTTATTTGTGCAATACTATAATTTTTTGCAACAGTATATATATTAGATGGTGCACCTATATATATTTGATTCCAAGTTGAAGGATCTACTCCAGTAAATGACGATACAGCATTAGACCAAACTCCATTTATAATTATATAACTATTATTATTATATCTAGTAAAAACACAATGATACCAAGTATTAATATAAATAGCTTGATCATTACCAAAAGTAGCTGAATTATTATTATACATATAAGTTCTTATATAAGGCTGTCCCGATACATTATTTACAGCAGGATCTGATAAAGCTAATATTAATGATGTATTTGTAGTTGTTGTACCTATTGAATTATCACCTATAACTAATAAAGTAGTTACACCACCAGTAGAAGTATAATTTAAATAAAATTCAATAGTCCAGTTAGTATTACTTTGTAAACTGGTAAAGTAATTAGTATTTACTATGGGTCCAATACATGCATTTGTACTTGATAAATTATATATAAACATTATAGTATTAGATACTAATGATCCATATGATGCAGTTGCAGTAGTTCCAACTATTAATTCAGTATTATTACCACCTAATAAAAATAATGTACTAGATAATAATGGTAATTTAACACTAGGAGTAAAATTTGATAAATATAATGCAGTATTAGATAGTTTTGGTTCATATATATTTCCATCAAAATAATAACCAGCAGCTGCAAATTGATAAAATCTACCTATTGAAATACTTTTAACTGATATAGTTGGTGTTGAATTTAATATTGATATATAACTAGATGATATAGTTCCTGTAAAATTTGCAATACCATTTATAAATATAGTAAATGTATTTGAATTAGTTCTTTGCCATGCTATATGAACCCATTTATTTAATTCAGGGATAGTAGTAGATGTAAATACAACTGATCCATAATTATATCTAAATGTAAGATATCCATTTTCCATACAAAATACTAATTGATCATCACCTAAACTAATAATAGGACTCATCCCCCTATATGATACAGTATATATCCAAGCTTCTACTGTCCAAGAAGTTAATCCAAATAAGTTATAAATAAAACTAGTACCAGTTGTTAAACCACTAGGATCATCAACTTTTAATCTATTACCTGATAAAGTATAACTATCATATGTTATTATAATTACATTTACAACTCTAACAGCAGTAGCTGTATTATAATTACTATCAGTTGCAGTATAAATTATATAATATTTTCCAAGAGTTGTAGTATCAACTGTTCCGGATATAGTTACTGAAATTATTCCATTTATATTATCAAATGCAATTGCACCATATTCGACATATGAATCATATTGATTTAATACTAATATATTACCATTAGTAATAGTAATTACTGGTGGAATAGTACTTAATCTAACTTTTACAATACCACCAGTTCTATAAAATGCATAAACTGGAATTCCAGCTGTTGCAGCAGAAATATTATCAGTATATTCTGGTAATTGTGGTATTATAATAGTACTATTAATATTCGTAAATGATAAATTAGATCCTACAGTTAAATTTCCTTTTATTAATGTATTACTAGATATATAAAGATTACTTTGTATTGATGAATTATTATATATTATACTATAAGATGATATGTATAAATTAGAAGAAATAGATACATTATTTAAATATGAATTATTATTAATAAATAAAGATGAATTTATAGAAACATTATTTAATAAACTAGTATTTGATACATATAATGAATTTTGTATAGTTGTATTATTATTAATAATTGTATTATTATTAATATTTAATGATGATAATATTGTGCAATTGCCTAATAATAAACTATTATTAGAAATATATAATGAATTTATTGATAAATTATTTGTTAATAAATTATTTAATATTAAATTAGATAATATAGTATTATTATTATTTAATATACTTGATTTTGAAATATATAAATTCGATAATATAGATGTATCGCCTACTAATATACTATTATTAGATATATTAATTAATGAATTAGTAGATAAATTAAATGTATTAAAATTATTAGTAATATTTAATGATGAATTAAAAGTACTATTTTGATATAATAATGTATTACCACTAATATATAAATTATTATTAGAATCTAATATTGGTATTAGATTTAAGGATGAATCATTAGGATATTTTAATTCATAACGTAATCCATCATTTGATGTTTTAATATATCCTGATGATGTTGTTCCTAATATTTCTATTCCAGCTATATTTCCTGTATCTAGTGGTGCCAATGTTGTTAAATTTACATTTAAACTTATTAATTTATCTATTACATTTAAATTATTAGTAGCTATATATGAACTGGTTCCATTTATAATAATATTAGATGTAGGAGTACCAATATTAATAATATTACTATTTAAATTTAAAATTCCATTATATGGAATAATATTATTAACATTTAATGAATTATTTAAATAAGCAGTATTATTAATTGTTAATGTTGATAATATTGTATTATCTCCTTGAAAAGTAGTTTGTCCAGATATATTTAAATTATTATTAATATTTAAATTATTATTATTTAAGTTTGTAATAGTTAAATTATTATTTAATAATGAATAAGATAATATATCTAAATTATTATTAATAATTAAATTATTATTAATATTAGCATTACCATTAATAGATAAATTAGAGTTAAAAGTAATATTATTATTTATATTACTATAATTTGATATATATAAATTATTATTTATATTTACTGGATTTGAAAATAAAAATGAATTATTAGTATATAAAATATTATTTAATCCTAATATTACAGTTTTATATTTTTCAATTAATAAATTATCAAGTGCTGACATTATATATTTGTGAGATAAAATAAATTTATATGATTAATTTATAAATCTATACTATTTATAATTAAAATTAATTCATCAATTCCATTAATAATTTTTTTATAATTATCATTACAACCAATAGATAATCTTAAATATGATATATTATCTTTATAAAAAACTAATGGATCTATTTTTGTATTATATGAACAAAATGATACTCCTATATTTAAAATAGTTAAATTTATTTTTTTAATATCATTAATTTTTTGTTTAAAACCAATTAAAAATGTACTTGGATATAATTTATCTTTAAAATATTTTTGAGATAAATCATAATTAATATGATTTTCTAACATTGGATGATATATTATTATATTTTTATTTTTTAGATATTTTATTATTTTTATTGTCATATTAGATAATTTATTAATAATATTATCTACAAGTTGTATATTTTTAATTAATATTTTTATTGAATAAATAGATATATGTATTCCAGACATTCTAATATATATATCTAATAAATCATATAATTCTTTGTTATTATTTATTAAACAAAATCCACATATAACTTTATTTATTGAATAATGTTTTGTTAATGATGATGTTACTATATCAATATCATAATCTAAAGGATTAAATATTTTATGTGTAAGCCATGTATTA